AAGATAAAACACTTATAGGTAAGGCATTTTTTGAGCCTGCGGACATCAATCCGCTTGCAGAAAAGATAATGCGCAAGGTGGATTATGGCACACTGACCAGCACATCCGTAGGATTTATGCCATTAGAAGGTCATTGGGGAGTGGAGCGTAAGGATGAAGACCCGGAGACTTATTATTTTGATAAGCAGATACTGAAAGAATTCAGCATCGTAAACATTCCATCCAATCCGGATGCGGTGAAAAAGTCATACGAAGCATATGACTGGTTCATGGGCAAAAAGGCTGAGGAACACGTAAGTGAAGGATTTAAGAAGGATTACAAGTACAATCTGCGCAAGATCAGGAATCAGCGTGAACATCTGTTGAATCTTGCAGGAATGAGGAATTTATTGTAAAATTTAAAATAAAGAAAAATGACAATTAATGATTTACAGGTCAGATTGACCGAAAAACTAAACAGACAGGAGGAGATCCTGACTGCATCTGATGCAGAGCAAAGAGATTTCACTGAAGTTGAGCAAACTGAATTCGACACATTGAGCCGTGACATTGCGAGCATCAACAAGTCTATCCAGGTTGAACAGAAGAAAGAAGAGGCAAGAGCGCAGATTGCGATTAACAAAATTGCAAACGGTGGCGCACGTAAGTCAGAGGAGGCAAAGGTTACTGAGAAATTCTCATTCCTCCGAGTTCTTGACAAGATGAGTAAGGGCATTAGTCCGGACAACATGGGAGGCGTAGAAGGTGAAGTTCACCAGGAGGCAGTTAAGGAAGCAAGATCCGCTGGCCGTTCTGTTATGGGTTATGGTCTACCTGCGATGATGATGAGAGCGCAAGACGCTGCAACTGCTGCAACTGCTGGTAACTTGATAGCTACTGAACTTGATAGTACAATCATTCCTGCGCTTCGGCCACGTACAGTAATGGCGCAGCTTGGTGCTATGCAAATGAATGGATTAGTGGGTAATCTTGATCTGCCTGCTGGCGATGGAATTTCCACAGCGACTTGGGAGGGCGAAACTGACGCAAATGCAAACACTGATCCATCAACAAGATTGGTGGAACTGCGACCAAACAGACTGGCTGCTAAAACTACACTTTCAAAGCAATTGTTGATTCAATCTTCATTCGATGCTGAAGCATGGGTAAGATCTGAATTGGAGAATGCAGTAGCTCGTGCGGTTGATAGCGCTGCAATTCAGGGCAACAGTGGGAACATCAACGGAATACTTGGTACATCCGGGGTAAGTGACATTACATTTGGTGGTGCTGTAAGTCGGGCCAAGCTTGTAAATCTTATCACAAAGATTGCAGTTGAAAATGCAGATGTTGCTACGCTTAACTTTTTGATGAATCCAATAATCAAAGGTGAGTTGATGAGCCTTGAGACGGATTCAGGATCAGGTCTGTTTGTAATGGATAACACAAATAGCTTGCTTGGTTATAATGTTGCGGTTTCTACATTGGTACCGACAAACATTTCATCTAACAAGACTGCGGTAATATTTGGTAACTTTGCCGATCTCGTGATTGCGAATTGGGGCGGTGTTGATCTTTTGGTTGATCCATATACACTTGCTGACAACGCACAGGTAAAGGTTGTCATCAACTCATTCTGGGATGTTAAGCTGAAGCAGCCGAAGTCATTCGCATTCGGTAATGACATCACTTGGTCTGCATTAAGCTGATTATAAGAGACTGGATTTTTGAGATTGTGCTGCTTGGGGGAGGGCAGTGAAATACCTGCCCTCTTTTAAATATAAATGATATGGCAAAAGGACGCAAAACAGCAACATACGAGACCAGGGTAGTAATTCCTGAAGTACCTAAGCCGAGGAGCTGGAAAAAGGAAGGCATTGTTATTAAGACGATGTACCATGCTTATGGATTCCCTGGCAAGATCGGTGATGTTGTTGATGTCGACCCGGCATATTATGATGAATTGGTAGATAAAAAATTCATAAAGCCAGTATGAAAGTAATTCCAAGCGGATATAAGAGCCTGATTGTTGACTATGATGAAAATCTGAAGTCACATCTGCGCATATTTGACGATGCCGACGAGGCATTAATAACGTCATACATTAGGTCTGCCGGTGAATACATTGAGAAGTACATTGGATTGCCGATTTTATCAAATCAATTCACAGTCATAGGATATGCTGAAGATCAGTCAATTGAACTGCCAAAGGGTACGGTTTCGGTGCAAACAATTCAAGAGAGGCAGCAGGACGGTACATGGCTGGAGGTAGATGCAACGACAGATCAATTAGATAACTATGGGGTATACTGTATGTATTACGATGAGGTATTACAGAATGGATACGAGTACAAAATTGACGTAATTACCGAATGTCAGATATCGATGCGTGTTAAACAGGCAGCTTATCTGATTGTTGCCGAGATGTATGAGCAAAGGGAGAATAGGGGCGTAAAGTACCCGATGTCTGCGAATGCATTACTGGACGCTGAATCCCTCTTACTATGATCTACGCCAACAATCTTAATGCGGTAATTGCCATTGGTGCGATGGATGAAAAGTTAACTTTAAAGGTAACAACATCGCAGACATACAACAGCCTGGGAGAGATCACAGGGGAGACAACGACGGACACAATACTGGCGTGCCATGTTATTGATGATATTGAACCGGAGACTGACCAGATGGATAAGCAGACGGTAATGGACTATCGTGATTTTATCACACGTTACAAAGCGTGCGCAGTGACTGACAAGGTGTTATACGATGGGGCAACATACGACATTATCCGGGTTGAGACGATTGGACGAAAGCGGTATATGAAATTGAGATGTAAACTGGTTGACTGATGAGTAGATTATCCGAGGCATTAAATGCAAAAGGTAGATCAAGTAGTAGTAACAATTCTATAAATGCCGAGATTAACCAGGCGGTAAAGAATCTTTACGATATGCTTGACAAGTATAACACTGCCATAAGCAAAAAAACACTATTAAAGCGTGCCGGTGCGGTTGCATTAAAAGGGTTAAAGGATGAGGCAAGAAAGATAAAGCGCAGCGGTGACTTATTGAAGTCTGCTGGATGGATTAATACCAAGTCAAAGAGCAGTGTACTTGCAGGATTTAATTACAGAAAAGGTGGAAGTCATGCACATCTTATTGAGTTTGGTTGGATAACAAAAAACGGAGAAAGAGTAAAAGGCCGTCCAATAGTTAAACAAACATACGAGCGCACCAAAAATACGATTGTCCAAAACTTGGAGATGGAACTAAAGCGCACACAGGCCAAAATTGAAAGAGAAATAAGGATATGATTGGAGACATTGCCATATATGAGTTAATTAGCGACAACGTAAGCAATGTTTACTTTAACAAGTTTGCGCAATCTATTAAACTGGACGAGGCAACGCCAAAGGTTTTAATTAAGAATCTGACTCAGATTCCGGTTAACACAAAGGAAGGGATTGTTGTTGAGGAATGCACATACAGGATTGAAATTATAGGAACAAATTATATAAACATCAGCAATACGGCAGCTGACATAAAGGACTTGTTACTGGCTTACAGTGATGCCAATGTTTACCATGTCATCTTTGATAATTCATATTACGATACAGACGAAGACGTGGAGATACATAGGATTATTCAAGATTATAGGGTACATATAAAGCAGTCAAATGGTAGTTAATTGTAAATTGTTGAAAGATTACATGGGATACAAAGCAGGAATGGAAGTACCTATGTTGGAGACGTATTTTGTAAAATTGGAAAAGCAAGGTTTTGTTGAGCGTACTGGACAATCATTAAAAAACTGGTATGTTGCACCGAAGCCTGTAGATGAAGAGGAATAAATTTTTTAACGTTAAAAATAAAATAAAATGGCAACAGTAGGTGTGGTTAATGGCCACTTTTTAAGGTTCTTTGTAGGAGGTGTGAGCATCGCCAAGGCGACGGAATGTACAATATCATTTGCAGCAGCGACACGTGAAATAGCCCACAAAGATACGGCAAGTTCATTGACTGGTGGATGGCGTGAAGTTTTACCAGGTCAGCTTTCAGGTACTGGTTCAACATCAGGTCTTTACGCTGAAGATACTAATAGTTTTGCGACATTGTACGACTCAATGGTGGCAGGTGACACGACATCAATTACATTCACAACTGGTGAGTCCGGTGATAGTGTTTGGTATGCAGATGCGATAATTACAAGCATGGAATTATCCGCACCGAACGATGAGAATGTTACGTATTCAATATCTTTTGAATTTTCCGGTGAAGTAGTAAGATCTTAAAAAACAGTAAACAATGCAGACAGTAACAATCAATTCAGTTAAATTTCATCCAAAGATTAAAAATTCAACGCTGCTATTATTTGCAGCAGCCGAGGGAATTGATCTTGGAAAGATAGACAAGGTTTTAGCAGGGTTCAATTATGACTTGGCGGTGAAGTTATTTGTTTTCGCAGTCCATAAGGAAGGCGGAAACTTAACGGCCGACGAGATTCATGCCGAGGTAGACAAGCGCATAGACACATTCACGGAGTTGATGCAGTACGTTGCAACGCAGCTGAATCCTGAAGGAGTGGGGGAGCAGAAGCCGGGCAAAGGTCCGGCAAAGAAGTAGACCTTTCTTTTGGGCAAATACGGTCAAGGGCATTTTATTACGGGATGTCCTTGACCGATTTTTATGAGGCAACGCTTGGTGAGACATTTGAATACATTTACGAGCGTGGCAATTATGAAAAGCAAAAGATGGAGAATGAGTGGAAGGTCATGCGATGGCAATCTACACTACTGCTCAACATGATGGCATCCAAGGGCAAGCGGTACCAACCGACAGACTTATTTACGTTTGAGGATGAAGAGAAGGCGCAGGGTAAGCGCAAGGTAGCAATAGACAGTCCAGAGGCCGAGGAGGTTTTCAAGCGAATGGAGGAAAAATATAAACAGCGATGGCAGTCAAAATTGGCGATGTAACGATACGGATTGGTGCGACAACGAAGCAGCTTGAGGCTGACCTTCGGAAGGCAGAGAGGGCCTTACAGGCAACGTCCCGAAAATTTACTAATATAGGTCAAAGTTTAACGCTTGGCTTAACAGTGCCTATGTTAGGATTAGGTGCTGCTGCCACATCTTCATTTGCCGAAATAGAACGTTTACAAAATTCACTTACTGCTGTAATGGGTGATGCCAAAGCAGCAGGTGAAGAGTTTGAAAGATTGCGTAAGGTTGCCGAGGCTCCAGGCCTTGCATTACCACAAGTAGTAAGCGCATCAGCCAAACTGCAAGCGGTAGGATTATCAGCTGAAGAGGCAAGAGATACGATAAGCCAGTATGGTAATGCAGTTGCAAGGTCAGGAGGCCAAGCGCAAGAGTTTGATGGGGCAATACTTGCATTAACACAGATTGCATCCAAGGGTAAAATATCAGCCGAGGAATTAAATCAATTAGGTGAAAGGATATTTGAAATACGCCCAGCTCTTGAGGCTGCATTTGGTACGTCAAATTCTGAAGAGCTTCAAAAATTAGGTATTAGTGCTGAGGAATTTATTGCCAAAACAACTGCCGAGCTTGCTAAATTGCAAAGGGTAGAAGGTGGATTATCTAATGCATTTGAAAATTTTAGGGACAACATTACGTCTGCACTTTCGACACTTGGGGATTCGATTAGTTCAGCAATAGATTTGCCCTCATTGCTTGACAGGATATCACGTGCAGTTGCAAAAGTTGGGGAATTTTTTAAAAACTTATCCCCTGAAGCACAAAAAGCAATTGTTTATTTTGGATTATTTGCTGCTGCAATTGGTCCGTTACTTATAATATTTGGTAAACTTTCGCTCGCAATAGGTACTATACGTATTGCAATGGTTGGTTTACAAGTGGCATTTACTCAAGGTGGTCTGCTTGCTGCATTTTCATTTTTAGGTGGTCCTGCAATTGCCGGAGTAGTCGCTCTTGCTGCAGCTGCTTACTTACTTTATAAAAATTGGGAAATCGTAAAAAAATCCCTTGTTGATGTTGTAAATTATTTTATTGACTTATATAACGAATCAACATTATTTCGTGCTGCCATTAATTCAATAGTATTAGCTTTTAAAGGATTTGTTAATGCAGGTCAACTTGCAATATCACTTGTTATAAATGCTTTTAAAGCATTATTTAAATTTATACTTGATGGTTTTGTTGCGTCAGGTAAATTAATTAAAGCAGTACTTACGTTAGATGTCGAAGCTATTCCTGGAATAATAAAGGAAGGATTTAGTGCATTTGGTAATATTGGTGATTTTATAAAGAATTCAGCGCAGGATATTAAAGTATTTGGCGTTCAGACATCTGTTGATTTAGCGAATGCAGTCAATGACACATTGCGAAAAAAGATAAAACCGATTACTGGAGCTGATCTTTTTGGCGGTGGTGCAGCAGGGGTAGCAACAGGAACTACATCAGCAATAATACCAACTGCGACAAAAAAACCAACAATTAGTCCTGAGCTTGCTAAAGAACTTGCAAAAATATCAGAAGAGCTTTTAAAACTTGAAAAACTTTATAAGGCTGGTTTAATCGACGCAACAGATTTAGCCAACGAGCGTATAACATTACTTACAAAAAAACTTGAACTACTTGTAACTAATGGATTTTCGCCGACAAGCGACGCAGTAAAAAATTTAAAGTCAGAATTATCAAAATTACGATCTACACCAGCATTGGAGATATTGCCCCAAGCATCAGGCATTCAGAGCTTGGAAACAGTAGTAAGTGGATTGCAGCAAAGAATAACTGGAGGTGTTACAACAGCATCAGCTGCTGTCAGTTCTATACTAAAAAACACCAGCACAACTGTAAGGGATTATTATGTCGGCATAGGTGCCGGGTTTGTAGATGCGCAAGGTAAATTTAAGGCATTTGCCGAAGAAGTTAGTGCAGTCAGCATTGATGTTGGTCAGCAATTAAGTCAGGCTTTTGGGTCAAGTCTTGAGGCTGTTGGGGTGTTAATCGGTAATCTTGTCAGCGGTGAAGGTGCAGGATCATTAAAGGTTTTTTTTAATTCAATACTAACTGTAATACTTGATTTTGCCATAGGATTAGGTAAACAATTGATTGCATTGGGTACTGCAACGGAATCACTTAAAAAGTTATTCACTAATCCAGTCGGTGCAATTATTGCAGGTGTTGGATTGATAGCAGTTGCAACCATAGTTAAGGGTATAATTAGTAAAGGTGTCCCAAGTTTGGCCATCGGTACGGATTACGTTAAACAAGACGGCCTTGCGATTCTTCACAAAGGTGAGGCAGTAGTACCTGCGGATGTCGTTGGTGGTGGGTTTAAAGGAGGTGGAGGCACTCAAATATACGGAAGATTAAGCGGTATAGATTTGTTGTTATCTAATCAATATGCAACTGGTTACCAAAAACGATTGAGATAATGGCGAAACGATTTAGTTGTGTAGGTAATACAACATATAATTATCAATATGAAGTCAACATATACGATGATGATTATACCGGTAGTGTGTTGCCTATTACATTAAGTCCAGATATTATTTTTGAATCGCACGGTAATGATAGGGATCATAACGAAATAATAACGACAGGGTCAGCAACCATAACGGTCTTGATGGTTGGAGAAAATGAAGAAGATTTAATTGATGATATTTTAGCCGCAGATGAAGGTCGTTTTTATGTTGAGTTAAAACATAATGAATTTAAGATATTTTTTGGAAGAATAATGTCCAATGGAATATCTATTCAAGACGAAGTACAACCTGCGGTAACATTGCAAGCAATTGATGGATTGACGTTACTTAAAGATGTTAATTACATACATCCGGATGTAAATCAATTTGTAAGCATAAAAGATATTTTTGTTTACATTTTAAATCAAGTTGATGTAATCAACAAGTACTATGTAGCAACTGATGGGATAATGTATATGTCATCAAAGCTACAAGTTGATGATCCGACATTTACAAGTAGTGTTATATTTGAAATTGTAAAGCATAATGATTATTTCTATACATTAGAAAATAACACAAGGATACCATTATCTTGTTGGGATGTTATGGAAGAATTACTAAAGCGTTACAATATGCGATTGGTATATTCTTTTGGTCTTTACAAGGTGATGGGTAAAGAAATTTATTTGTCATCAAATACTTTACAGGAAAAACTATATAGAAAAAACGGCACAGGAATAACGCCAGTTATTACATTTCCTACAATTGATATACTTGGTAATGATACACGTGCATTAACCGGTGGAACGTATTACTTTGAACCAGGAATTAAGAAGGTAACAATAATAACAGATAAGCAATACGTTAACAAAAACCTTGCAGATGGTAAATGGTGGTATCAGGATGATGATGCCTATCAGACGCTTGGTTTTATGAATAAAAATAAACGTTACCAATCGCTACTTACATTTTCAATTTATAATTTCTTTTTACCAAGCGATTATCCGGAAGTTAAATGGGTACGTGTCAGAATGTTTTTTAAGGCACAAGAATTTGAAGGTTTGGATATTAAGTATCCAAAAATGTCATTTAATGTTGCAGCCGGTACGGAGGCTCATTTTTATATTGTTGCCCCATCCTATCCATTAATTGAACTTGTAAACGCAACATCTGAAACTGCAATAGTTGTATACTTCAGAAACATTCCAAACCTTCAATATGCTTTAAATTTTATTTTTCCAGAGTTTACGGATGACCGAGTAATGTCTTACAAGATAGAATACGATGGATTGTATAATGACTTTGATGATCAACCATTCTTTCCTTGGGATGAAAACATTATAACGGATTGGGAACTTATACCGTTAACTTATAGCGTTAAACAAGAGTTTGGTCAGTATCCGGTTCTTCAATCTGATAGTGTAAAATTTAGCGCATCAACAGACAGTACAGAAGTTTTTACAAAAGAAATTAATATTATAGCATCAGATAAGTATGGTCAAGAACTGACAAGGCCTATATTGTCAAAAACAGGCGTGGGTCATAATAGATCAGATGATAATTGGAACTTTGATTCAGATGATCCAGATGAAGCTTTAGAGCGTGCTATTTGCAGAAACATATTAAAGTACACCGCAGCAAAGCAAAAGTTTCTCGATATTCCGCTAAATATTAAATCATTAATACCGGAACCATCTACATACATTACATACAGAGGCGAAGACTTTTTTGTAAGTAGAGTTAATTGGAGCATATACAATGCAACCATGCAGGTAACTTGCATTAAACTTCCTGATGTAACACCAACAATAACGGTAGCATCCATTGCGCCTACGCAATTGCCATATCTACAGACATTTATTGGGTACGAGACAGAAGCATTTAGTAACAACGGAGAAATAGAAAGCTACTACGAGGAGTTTGAAAATGTAACGGCCGACAACGTAACCATTGATACTAATTTGGAACTATATTTCACAAGTAATGTAACAACAAACCAAAGGCGATGGAAAGTTTATATGAATGGCATTAAGTTGCGTTATAAGGATAGTAGTACATTAACATTTCCATTATCCGCAGGCGATTTAAACGTTAACGAATGGACAGAAGATGTAACCAGTAATGCATTTTATTTTGCCTACGAACTTGCAGGCGATTACATAGAAGTTGAATACATCAAGATATGAGATACATAGCAATATTATTATTACTCCCATTCCTTGGTCAATCGCAGACCAAATGGCGACAGATCGAACGATCATTAACCAAGTGGAATGTACCTGCTGCATACGATTCGATACCAGGACAGACCGGGTATGCCGGTAAGTGGGTTAGCCTTGCGACCTTGTTGGATACATTAGAGATAAGCGGGGGTAGCACCACTGGAATTGGCGCAGCAAATAGGATTGCGTATTGGAAAACAACGGACACAATAACCTACGACAGTGCAATGTTTTGGGATAAAAATAATAAGAGATTAGGATTAGGCGTTAATAATCCGCAATTCGTTTTACACACAAATGGCGACATCAATGTAAATGGGGTGCGTATTGGCTTGGGTGGAGATAATGACAGCACAAACATTGCCATCGGACGTAATGCCTTGGAAAATTATCTTTTTTTGGATCCTGGTAATAATACTGCAATTGGGAACAATGCACTAAAAAATAATGTAGTTGGCCTTGGTAACAATGCTATTGGGTCGTCATCATTAGAAGATAACACATTAGGTTCTTATAATCTTGGAATTGGTGCCTTTGTTTTGCGCAATAATACTGAAGGGAATTATAATGCAGGAATTGGTTATAATTCACTTGAATCAAATGTTACAGGTTCATTTAACATTGGAATAGGATCAAGTTCCGGACAATTCGAGACCGGATCATATAAATTATACATATCTTCAATTGGTAGCTCAACATTATCAGAAAGTAGACAAAAGTCTATAATCTACGGTGAGCAATCGACAATAACAGCTAATCAGGTGCTTGATTTAAATGCAAAAGTGAAACCGACCTATAAACCGGGAACAGCGACAGGATTAGCAGGATATGACAGTGGTGGTTATCTTGCAAATGTAAGCATTGGTTCAGGTCTTAACTTGTCATCAGGAACACTTACAGCATCAGGATTCACTGGAGGTTCAGGGACTACTAATTACATTCCACGATGGATATCTTCGACATCCTTGGGTAATTCAATTATTCAAGATAATGGATCAAATGTAAATGTGAATGGCGCACCTGATGCATCTTATCTTTTTAAGGTCAATAGCGGAAATGTTAAGATAGGTGACGCTACGGCAAACAGTCAGAACAGAATATTTTTTGGTGATGGAACAGCGGTAAGTGTGGGAGAGGAGTTGACCGATAATAGACTTGTAATGAAGGGTAGCGCAATGTCGTTTAACATCAATGGGTCTTATGGATCATCCGGAAATGTGCTTATGAGCAATGGACTATCTGCAACATGGCAGCCAATTACAGGGGCAAGTTCAGATTTATTTTTTACCGGCACCGGTACTCCTTATACACTTAATTCAGGAACATCCGGTACCGATGTACAATTTGCTGCCGGAACAGGGATCAATCTATCGATGGCAAATAACGTCCTCACAATTGGCTCAACATCGTCAACACCTGCAACGTGGTTTGATTGGGGATCTTATATCGAAAACTGGGGCAACACTGGAACATTTGGATCAGGCAAAAATGTAGGCATAAGCACACCTTCATCAGGACCATCACGAGATTTTGACGTAAATGGCGATGTTAGATTCAGAGGTGCAATTTATAACAGCTCAAACAGTGCAGGAACTGCCGGGCAATTGCTTACATCTAATGGTACAGGTGCATGGACTTGGGGAAACATTAACATGAATTTTACCGGAACTGCATCACCTTACACATTGAACACGACAGCAGGCGGTACAGGTGTAACATTTGCTGCAGGTACTGGCATGACAATATCACGATTAAACAATCAGCTTACATTTACAAGCACTGGAGGTAGTACCAATTTATCTTATTCAGGTGGCTCAAGTGCAGGATGTAGTGGTTGTACTACTGTTTTAAATTCAGATACAGGTACGGATGTAGGAATTACGGCAGGCAATGGCATAAGCATTACCACATTGACTACAACCGGACAAATGACAATTAACACATTTGGTAGACACGGACATCTTTACAGATCATCGGATTTTACAGACGTATCATTATCAGGGACTCCTGAAAAAATAGATTTCACAGTTTCAACTGCTAATAATATGACCGCAAGTACGGCAAATGATAGATTAACAGTCAATAAAACTGGCACTTATAGACTGACTTATGATTGTGATTTTTACATTAACAACACCGGAAATGTAATTTTTAAAGTATATAAAAACAATGCGACAATTGGATATCAGGGTGAGGCAGAGGCTCATGTTGATAATATTTTTTCAGCAAATAGAACGTCGATTTCAAAGACAATTTACATCTCTTTAAACGCCAATGATTACATTGAATTGTTCTACAATCGAACACAAGGCACATCTACAACACTATCATTGCACAATCCTACATTATCACTTGAATTTGTTAACGAATAAAATAAAAAAATATATGAAAAATTTAGTATTTTTGTTTATCTTTTTTCCAATAGCTTTGTTTTCACAGCGTGATTCACTTACAAATGATTACAGAACGTACGGTGATATTGACACAACAGCAATTGCAGGAAGTAAGTATATTGTAGATTATTATTACAAGACAAGAGATTACAGGATTATAAGGGTTGAAGACACGATTCCACAAGCGTATTTTTCAGACTACATTGATAGTCTCATAGCACTCAATCAGCAGGATTCAGTTTTGGTAAAAAATTTAAGTGATAATTTTTATGAAACCTATCGCAGGGAAAATACTAATTATCGTAATGCTAAAAATTTTAGCCAAAAATTATGGGCAATAAAACCTGATTAAAATGGGATGTTATACAGTTAATGCAGATCCGGTTGTGCAGGGTGACAAATGGGCATGGTCAGCAACATTTAATAATGATGATGATACACCTTATGATTTGTCAATCTATGACGAGATACAGATGCAAATACGAAAAAAATCAGGCAGTGAAGTCATAGCATCAGGGACACTTACAGGAGGTGAATTCGCCATTGCAGGAGAAGATCAGAACATACTATCGCTTGAAAATGTGGACATACCTTCGGATGTTAAGGGTGTATACCAATTTGATATTGAATTTATTGCTGAAGATGTTCATGAGACATTAATCCGTGGGACATTGCCAATTGTTGAACAGATCACTGATTTTACATGAAAATAACATTTGCAGGCAAAAATATATCGCTTGAAAATAAAGTGATTAACGTTACCTTGTCAGGCGCACGTGGTCCAAAGGGTGATCCTGGCGATGATGTTCAATGGGGCAACATAACAGGTACATTATCTGATCAGGAGGATCTTCAGGCAGTTCTTGATGCCAAGGTACCATACACCGGAGCAACGCAAGACGTAAATTTGGGCGAGTACGGTGTGCAGCTGGGCAATCTTGAATTTGATCTGACTCCCACAAACGTACCTACGGCAGCAGGATCAATGTACTACATTGATACAGATGGTACGCTGGGCCTTGTCCTGAAGGGGGGTAATGTTATCAGTAGGGTAGGTGAGACCCAACACGTTAGGGTCTACAACAACACAGGATCACCGATTGCCAAGGGCAAGGTAGTAGCTATTTCCGGATCACAAGGTCAGAGGCCTACGATTATACTCGCAGATGCCGACAGTGAGGCCTTGTCGAAGGATACTATAGGGTTTACTGCCGAGTCCATTGCCAACGGTGCGCAAGGATTCGTCATGATTGCCGGGATGCTGACCAATGTAAGCACATCCGGCATGACGGATGGGGCAACGGTTTACCTATCAACAACAGCAGGCGAGTACACGACAACGCAACCTACGGACCCAGCACATCTTGTGATCTTGGGATTCATCGTAAACGGTGGCAGCGGTGGCGCTGGATCAATCTATGTAAAGGTAGATAACGGTTATGAGATTCAAGAGCTGCACAACGTCAGCATCAACGGACTTGCAGATGAGGACTTGTTAAGCTATGAGTCATCATCGCAGGTTTGGAAAAATAAACCGAGAAGATACCAACAGACATTTACATCAGGCACGTCATTTAATGTGACGTTTGCAACGATTAAATTCCAACCGAACAGCGTTCGAGTTTACAAACCAACCGGGGAAGAAGTCAGCGTAGTGACAACAATCAGTGATAAGGTCTACATCCAATCCAATGTTAACCTATTAGATCATGTTTTAAAAATAACATAAAAAAATGGCAACAAAATTGTTTTATCACGATTTAGATCTCGTCAAAGTAAGTGAACTCCTAAACTTTAGAATTCACAACATAACGACATCAGACCGGACTACTCTTGGTGGTACACTTAACAATGCCCACAAGGGTCTAACAGTATACGACACTGACTTGCAAGGTCTGTACACCTGGGACGGTAGTGCATGGGATGCAGTAACAGTAACCATATCTGGAGCAATGGTCTTTAAGGGTGTAGTAGCGCACAACGCAACCGAGCCAGCCACACCAGCAACAGGTGATTTCTATGTTTTTAATTCCGCAGGGTCCAACACATGGGAAGGGACTACAGTAGTGGAGGCAGGCGATTCCGTAGTGTACGATGGAACGGCCTGGAAATTTATTCAAGGCAATACAATTGATGCTACAGAATCAGCTAAAGGTGTCATTGAATTGGCAACATCTGCCGAGACCAACACTGGAAGTGATGACACAAGAGCAGTAACACCTTTGAAATTAGCAGGAAAGCTGACAGATTATAAGGCTGCCAAGGTTTATTTTGCATCATCAATATCACTAACTGCTGGGGTAGCATTTTCGGTTGCTCATAATCTTGGATTGCAAAACCGTAATGCATTCACTATAAGCGTAATGGATAGCACTCATTCACAGATTAGCGTAGATGTTGATTCAACGGATCAGAATAACTTAACAATCACATCATCTGTAGCACTTACAGGAGTAAGTGTTACCGTCATAGGATTTTAAAGATGGCAGATAAACAGCTAACACCAATTGACCTACCGGAGTTATCTTCGGCTCCGGCTTCCCCTGGTTCGGGATTCCATCGCTTTTACGCCAAGACCGATGGCAAGGCTTATAGCAAGTCATCGGCTGGTGTGGAGTATGATTTGACAGCATCGGGTGGTGCTTCGGTGGTTACATTCAACCGTCAGGCTGCCTCTTATACACTTGTCGCAGGAGATGCTAACAAGATGATTGAAATGAATGTTGCTACAGCTAACAATCTTACTGTGCCTCTTAATTCGAGCGTGCCATTTGCAACAGGTACAATCATTGATGTTGTTCAGGTAGGAACCGGACAAACAACAGTAAGGGCAACATCTGGCGTTACACTATATTCAACAAACAGCTGGCTGAAGATAAACGCAAGATACGGAGCGGTCACACTTGTAAAGGTGGGAACTGATGAGTGGTATGTTTTCGGTAATCTTAACGCATAAGAATGATTAATGGTATAATACATAGTGGTCAGGAGATTGTCACTAATGGTTTGGTGTTACATCTTGATGCTGCACAATTGCGTTCATATCCAGGTAGTGGTACAACATGGACGGATTTAAGTGGAAATGGTAATAATGGGACGCTTACAAATGGACCTACATTTAATTCTGGAAATGGCGGAAGTATTGTTTTGGATGGGGTGAATGATTATGTTACTGTCAACAATACTCTAAATATTGGTACAGGTGCGTATACAGTTTCTGTTTGGATTAAAGTGGATGTTACTACTGACAAAAGGATAACATGGAAAAGGTTTGCAGGGGCTGGAGACGGTTATTCTATGTTTATTAGGTCTAATAAGTTTGCATTTGAAGTACTAAAACTGGGTGTAGGATTTAGAG